GGATTAGCCGCTTCATGTCTTCATCCGAGCCGGTGACATCAACGACTAGTCGCTGAGATCCACCCTGCCCGTTTACGCCCTGTACCCGAGCGGCGTTTAGCATGCCGTTCAGCTTGGACAGCGGGAGGACAGCCTCGTTCTCGCGGCCCTCACCGATCATCGCCATGGTCGGCCCAGTGGTGACACCACCAGTTGCCAGATACGGGATGTTCGGAGTTCCGAGAGTGATGCTCGGGATGTCAACGCCCATGATCGACCCGCCACCGATGGTGAATGACAGATTGTTCCAACCACGGATTACGAAGTTGACAGCGTCCTTGAACCCTTGCTTTAGGCCGTCCCACATGCCACGCAGCGCGCTGGAAATACGGCCCGGAATGCTCTTGAACCAACCCACCAGGTCGTTCCACTTTTGCTTGACCCATGCGGCGCCGGTCGAGACCCAACCGGGAATGGTCTGCGTGAAGAACCGGCCGAGGGGCGCGAACACGTTGGAGACTAGGTAGTTCCAACCGGCCAGGAATCCGGCCTTGATGACGTTCCACGCCTGTAGAAGTCGCTCCTTCACGGCCTCCCAGTTCGCCGCCAGTGCAATGACAATGGCGATGATCAGTACGATAAGGCCAATGATCCAAAAGATGGGGTTAGCCAGCATCGCGGAGTTCATTGCCCACACAGCGATAGCCGCGAGCCCGAACGCAACAGCCAGTCCGAGCAGCGCCGCAGCGACGATCTTCACTACTTCCGGGTGGGCAGTCATGAAGTCGCCTAGCCACTGCAACGCAGGCTGTAGGGCCGTGCCGATGGTGGTGGCCATGGAGCGCCAGACCACATCAAGGGACTGTGTGGCCGACATGCTCTGAGTGGCCTTAGCCGCTGAGCCTGCGGCCTTATCCATGCCCGATGCCGCAGCAGCAGCCGCAGGGTTCATCGCGAACAGCGCGTCCGTCTGCTCTCCGGCCATGTCGCCGAATAGCTGAACGGCTAGCTGAGCCTGCTTGGCCGGATCCTTGACACCCTGGATAGCCGTGATGGCGTCACCCATGGCGGTCTCGGCATCCTTACCGCCAGCCTTTAGCCGCGTGAACATATCCGAGGAATCGAGACCCAGAGACTTGAATGCGGTAGCAGCCTGCGCCGTGTTCTCGGTGGTGATACGGCCGAATTCATGGATGATGTCTGCGGCCTGGTCGATGTCCTTACCACCGGCCTTGACGTACTGAGACAGCATGCCGAACGCGTCGGCGCCGCTGATACCCAGTCGCTTGAACTGCTGTCCGTACTCGCCGACCACTTCAGTGATGTCGCCAACCATGGACTTGGGCAGCGTCTTGGAAGCCTGCGTCAGTAGGTCAAATGCCTCGGTGCCATCCTTGGCAAGGCCGTTGGAAATCATCTTGCCTGCGGCCGTGGCAGCGTCGGCAACATCCACACCGAGCGCGTTAGCAACCGTCAGAGCGTCTTCGGTCATCTGCGTGGTCTCGGCCTCGGTCATGGAACCCAAGCCCTTTAGCGCCTGCGTGACAGCGCCAACGGCGTCACCCACTTCAGTGATGGACTCGCCAAACCCACCACTGTAGACAGCACCAGCAGCCTTACCGGCTGTGGCCGCTTCAGACTCGGTCAGGCCGTACTGACTCTGAAGCGTGGAGTTCACCGCAGTTAGGTCTACGCCTGCCTGCAATCCCTCAGAAAAGAGTGCGCCCACGCCTACGCCAGCAGCGAGACCGGCCGCACCCTTTCCCAGTTCGCCTAGCTTGCTGTTAGCACGCTGGACACCGTCATCCATTCCGCTTTCTAGCTCGCTGGTATCAACCCCGATGGAAACCATTAGGTCGTCTAGGGTCACTTCTCTGTGCCTCCAATCTGGCGGTTGTACGTCTTGACAGCGGAAAGCATTTCCCGCCAGTCCTGCCGTTGCCCCCGGTCCCACTTAGGCATGAAGTCCTTGGGGGTCGAAGCCTTGGTGCCCTTACCACGGGCAGTGTTGGCAACGGTCGCCGTCAACATGGCAATCAGAGAGTCCATGCGCTCAGGACCCAACGGCCCCGAAACCATTTCGTACGCCATCCAATCCGTGATCTCACGGGAAGATACGCGCGCGAGTAGTTCCGGGACCGTGTACCCGAGATGTGCTGCTAGTCGGAAGTAGAACCGGTGCTCAGGGTCTTCTCGGATTTTCCCGCCGCAGCCTCCACGTCTTCCTTTCGGAGACCGGAGAGCCGCATGGCGATATCGCCGAGCCGGTCAAGAACAGCGCCGGACTTGGCCGAGAGAGCCTTGATGTCCTTATCGCTGAACAGACGCTCGCCGGACTCGTCGACGAGACAGCGAGAGATCAGCTTTGCTAGCTGGTCCGACATGTTGAGCCGCTGCACAGTGCCGTTCGGACTGAGCACGACCATGGAAGCCTGGTAGGAGTTGCGGTCAGCGCCGGTCATACCAGCGATGCGGACAGTGCCGCCCCACTCGGGAACGTCAACGTCCTCGTAGTGCTTGTCTTCGGCGCCTAGGATGGCGTCACGGTTGAGCATGGACATTGATCAGGCTCCAGGGGTGATGGTCGGCTTGCCGGTGACCTTCCAAGTCAGCGTGGCCGCTAGCTTGTCGTCGTACGGGGCGTCGGGCTCGAAACCAGTAAGGATCGCGCCGAACTTCCACGTGGTTCCGTCGGGAAAAACGATCTGGTAGTTGCGAGGAGCCGTGTCCTCAAAGTCTGCGACCAGCGCGTCATGGTTGGTGGGCTGGTAGTTGACATCAGCGGAGCACTCGCCCGGGTCCTTAAGGCCACCCGCAAATTCCTGCCACCCGCCCACGCTGCTGTGAGAGGTGACGTCGAGCGTCTCTCGGCTAATGCCGGGCGGGGTCAGCGAGGTGACGTCCGCGATCGTGGTAAAAACCTCGGGTCCGGCCCCGTTGCCACGCTTAAGCAGGGTTCCGAACGCGTTGATTCCAGACATGTGTTACTCCTCCGTGATGACGGTAAAGCTGATGACGATGTGGCGAATGTCCCCCGGAGGCTCCGGGTCAACAAGCGTTTGAGTTGATGTGTAGCGGGTGGCGATGTGCACGTACCCACTGACATTGAGGGGCTTTAGGTCGAGCAGCTCAGTAACCTTGTTGGCCAGTACCAGACCCTCGGAGAATCCGTGAGCCTGCGACCAAACATGGATAGTGGCCAGGGTCGACCAGCCACGCGAGGAAAGGCTGTTGTCTTCAGCGTCCGAGGCTTCGCCAATGCGGATGTACGGGAATGCCGTTCCGTCCGGTACGTAGTCGAACACCTTGCCCGCGAGCAGCGGATCAGCGTTCAGCTTGGCGTAGATGGCGGACTGAATCGCGAACAGCGGGATCATCCGTTGATCACTGCGTTGATGGCGTCTCCAATCCGGCGAACTATCTTGCGCTTCTCAGCGTTGAAGGCGGGGCCGAGTGCGGGGCGGGCGGGCATGGCTTGTGTGCCGAACTCCTGCCACACGGCGTACCGGTCATCCCGGTCCTTCCAGCCAATCTCTGACTTGATCTTCGCGCCGTCCGACATGGTGTAGTCCAGAGAACTCTTTAGGTTCCCGGTGTCGACGTGGACCCGTCGCTGTGCGTTGGCTACTACTTCCTTGGACGCTTCCTCAACCGCCTTACGGACGGCCTGATGCAACCGGCTAGTGGTGTGCTCCAACTGCTTGAGCAGAGCCTCACTACCGCTGATAGTCACGGACACACCGGACCGACCACCAGCGGCGCGCGGGTGCCTACCCATGTTGGGTCAGCTCGACATCAGCGCGTACGTAGATGGGGCGGGAAGGCTCAAACACCGAGAGCACGCGGAAGACTTGGGCGCCATGGCGGATCTCATCCCCCCTGCGCACGTTGGTAGTTGGCGGCATGTGGATGTTGTGTGAGTGCAGGGATTGACCCTGGTCGGCGAGCATGCGCTCAGACGCAGACGGTTGGCTGATCATCGCGCGCGACTCCCCCACCTGGGTCAGCGAGGTGACCTCTCCCCCGGCCCCATCCGGCACAGTCGAAACGCGCCAGATGGTAACCGAGGAATTCAGGAGGCGGTTGACGCCCATCAGCCAGCCTGAATGACGCCCACCGTGACCGAAGTAACGGCGCTGTAGGTGACGTTCGCGCGGCCGGTAACCGGGTCACGGTAGATGGCGTCCAGCGGAATGAAACCACTACCGCCAGCCGGAACGGACAGGGCGGCATCCGCGATGTCGAGACCCTTTACAGTGCCGGGCGTAACCACAGTGACAGTGATCGGGGACGCACCGCCGTTACGGACGGCAAGGAAATACGTCTTGTCGATAGGGGCCTGATCGCCACCCGCAGACGCGCTTGCGAAAGTCGGCGCAGCGCCACTAGTCGGGACAGTCTGAACGGTGAGAATTGCCATGTGCCATGTTCCTTAGTGGTTGTGGTGGTGCCGATTTACAGCGATCGAACCGTGACTCCGGCGCCATTGCCGAATCGAGCAGCGAGGCGGTTGCGCTGATACTCAGACAGGCACATGGTTCCGGTCTCGGCGTCCGAGTAGGTAACCGAGTAGTCGCCGATACGCTCGGACGTGATGCCGCGCGAGACAACGTCACCGCTGCGGAGTGCTACTAGCTCTTGGCCGACCAGACGACAGACGATGTCGACGATGTCAGCGGGTACGGTCGACAGACCATGCATGTACGTGACGACAACTTCTGTGCCGTAGTCAAAGCCACAGGAGCGCGATAGAGAGCCGCTCAGTAGCTTGTAGTCCGAGACTGCCACCCCATCAACGACAACGTCCGAGACGGCCGTCACGGGGCCACCAGGTAGATGCAGGCGTCCGCCCCTACCTTCCAGGGTCACAGTGCTGACTGACTCGCTGATAGGCGAACCGGCAGCATCACGGACCAGCGTGGATGCAACGTCGAGATGGACGTTTACCGTGGCGATCTCTTCGGGGGCGACAGTAACGCCACGCGCTTCTAGGTCGGCGATGGTGGCCAACGGTGCAAGTGCCATCGTGGCCACCTCTCTTACTTGGTAGCCGTTCGGCGCGGGGCGCGCTTCACGGGCTCAGGCTTGGGCTCCGGCGCGTAGGCGTAACCGCGATCACCGTCACCGACGAGACAAGCGGCCACGTCATCCGGAATCTCGTTCGGCATCCCGTTGGGACCAATGACGAACGCCAAGGGTCAACCTCCTATGTTCAGTTGGGGGGCCAGGGGGCCACCCACGAAAATTCGTAGGTGACCCACCACAGCCAGTGACTAGATGGACGTCCAGCTAACAACGGCGGTCGGGCGCACAACCTTGGCGCCGTAGACGTGGAGACCACGGAGGCGGTCAGCGAACTTGTCCGTGGCGCGCATGGCCTCGGTCTTCTCGATCTGCGAGACGTAAGCAACCGCAGGCTTGTAGAACGCAAGCACCTGAGGCTTAGCGGTGACCGGTAGGTTCTCCGAGGTGTAGATGTCGAACCCGAGCAGTCGACCTAGTGCAGCCTCGCGCAGACCCTGAGTGTCACCGGACACGTCAACGTTGGTCAGCTTGGACGCAGCGCTAAGCAGCAGCGCTTCGAACTCGGCGTTGACGACCAGCACCCGGTTGCCACCCGGAACCTTGTTCTTCTGCATCGTCTTGCGGACCGAGCGGATCAGGTCGAACGCAGCGTTGCCATCGGCCAGGGTGGAAGCGGTCAGCGCGGTACCGGCACCGGTCAGCGCCGTCGAAAGGATGAACTTGTCTGCGTCCTCGGCGAGACCCTCACCAGCGGAGCGGGTGTAAGCGTCCATCGAGCCAGCAACCTGCGCCTTGTCAATGTCATCAACGTAGAAGTCAAACGACTTCTCCTGATCAATGAGCAGATCCTGAGACGTGGTCGAGACAGCCGAGGCCGAGGTTAGACGCGTCGCAGCCTTGTAGTCCGTGATCGCGATGGCGGTTGCGGTGTTGATCTTGACGACGTTACCGGCCGAGGCGTTGCCCTCGTACTCACGGTTCGTGAGGGAGGCGGCAACAGCCTGCTGACGGAAGTCGGTGAGTAGCTGCGCATTCCAGATAGCGGGAATGAAAGAGGTAACGGCCATGCTTGGATTCCTTACTGTGTGGGTGAGTGCCAGTCAGATAGACCAGCGCATAGGGGTTGGCTACTTGCCAGATAGGAGGTTGGACAGTCGTCCCTCGCGCTTCGCCTTGACGATCGCCTCGGGGCTCATCTTGTCCAGTTCCTCACGGGTTAGCTGAGTAGGGCCAGACGCCTTGCGCGCTGCTCCACCGTCGCCGGTTCCCTGGAAGCGTGGCCGTGCCGTTGCGGCTAGATGCGGCTTCCTGGTTAGTAGTTCCTCGATCGCGTCGTTGATCTCGTCCGCGTCCACGTCGCCGTTCGCGTCAACCTCAAACTTGGTGAGGTCAAGGAACAGCGGGACATCGGCCGGATCGGCGAACTTGCCTGCGGCAGCTGCCTTGACTTCCGATCGGAGGATTCGCGCGTTGGCCTTTTCGTTGGCCTCTCGCGCTGCCTGAGCACGGATCGTGTCCGCATCAGGAGTTTCGGTCTCTCCCTTGGGTGCAGTCTCTAGCTCAGCGATGCGCTGCTCTAGTGCCTGTCGCTTCGTACGCTCGTCGCGCCACTTGCCCTTCATGGAGTCAAGCGCCTTCTTACCAGCGTCGCCTAGCTGGTCGGCGCCATCCGGATCAGACTCTCCACCACTAACCTGCGCACCCGCAGCGTCAACCGCCGGGGCCACCTCATCAGTGGTAGTGATCTCATCCGTTGCGTTCTCAATCTCGGGCATGCGTGTTCCTCTCGGCGCGTTGCGCGCGTACGAAAATTCGTAGGTGCTCCGGACGTTGCGTCATCGGAGGTAGCCGTTCTTGCGGAGCAGCCGAATGGCGTGGTCTCGATCGCCGTCTGACTGCTTGTAGATCTCTTCAGGCGTGAGGCGGGGAGGTTGCTTCCTGCGCCGACTGCCTGTGTTCACGTAGGTAACTTGGACTTTCTTGCCGAACATCTCGACGGAGTCCATGGCCTTGCGGGCATTGACGACGTCGCTCATGTCGGCACCATCGTTGATTGCCTTTGCCCCGGCCTCTCCGAAAGCCTTGCGCTGCTCGGTGGCTGACAGACGATCAAAGAGCGTCTTGGGGGATGAGGGCTTAGGTGTGTGCTCGCGGGTGACTGGCTCCATCGTGCAGTGGCAGCGAGGATGCCGCAGGAACCCACTAGAGACGCCGTACTCGCGCCCGGCCAGGATCAGACACCGGGAACACGAACCGCCTTCTACTACGCGGATGTATGACGTCACTCGCTGATTGGCGACCATGGCGGCCTGGTCTGCCTGCCTGCCGGTATCAGCGACCACCGTGCGGACCACGAAATCCAGGAAGGTTGCGCCCCGCAGCATTGACGATGCGAGGCTCTCCCCCTGGCCGAGGAATGACAACACGGTGGGAATCGCGCGAGCCAGTACACCCACAAGGTTCCGGCCGTCCGGGGTGGTGCTGGCAAACTGCGCCGGTTCAATCTCCGGGGCGTCGAGCACTGCGTTAGGGCCGAGCAGTTCACGCATGAAGGTGTGCGTTCCTTCAGCGGCGTGGAGCTGCCCGGCCTGCACCATGGCCGTGACGCGTGGCAGGAGACTTACCCAACTGTTCGCCACGGCGTCCGGGTTGACCTTTGACCACTCGGCGAGCACTGCCCGCGCTGTGGCGTTTGCTAGTCCCTCACGCTCCAACTGGTGCTGTTGCG